GTCTGATAATATTCAATCGACAGATCCTCCATTACATTGAAATATTCTTCTTCTGTAAGACTTGAATAAATTCTTCTTCCCTTACAGAGAATATTATATCGTTCGTTAGTCATCAAATGATTCTTGTCTTCTCGTGACCAACTCTGATACGAGGATCGCACCAGATTTCAAAACCTGCTTCCTTTGCATCCAAACAGAACGATACGTCTTCTCCACACATATCCTGTACTTCACCAGATTCAAAGACTTGCATCTTTGGAGCAAACCAAGGATACTTCATCTCTGAGTGTTCAAAGACTCCGTTCTTAATCAACAACCAACCAAATCCAGCATAATCAACAGTGAATGGTTTCCGACGCTTTGAGATACTCTCAATGGTTTCGTGATTCATAACACCACCATTGTTACGGAAATCATCCTCTTCCATCCAGTGTGCCACTGAAGTCGTGCGACCGTCTTCCGTACAATACCATCCAGAAGCAATGTCTTGATCCATCAGAACAAGTTGCCAGAACTTTTCAGTATTGAAAACAATATCACTATCAATCCATAATTGCCAATCATATTTCAGTTTACCATCCCAGGGAATCTGATCAGGTCCACGAAGTACATTTGCTCCAAGACACTTGCAACGGGCAAAGTTCACCATTGAAGAATAATCTTGTGAGATTTGGATACTGGCGCCAGCCTGCACCAAATCAAAACAAAGTTGAACAAAATTCTTTAAGTAAGTATATGAGACCCCTCTTCCAGGTAGACAGAATACAACTGTTTTGCCCTTTACCATCTCACGGGCCAAGTTGTAATCCCATTCAGGTTCTGAAGCGGTCGGAGTCTTTGCTTTTACGGTAAATCCTTTAGCCATAATAGAATGCGTTTACATCAATGATCATACAGTATTATATAGTGAATGTCAATCGCTGTCCTTTTCGGTAATCACTAAATCTCCGCCCTCAATTGACAAACGGACCTCTGTGTCTTCATACCAAGAAAGATCGTTTGCAATCCATTCAGGAATCACAATATAATACTCACCAGTAATTGGATCGACCTGTACGAGTTGAAAATTTTCTCCGGAATTTTTTTTCATTTCAGGTATATGAATCTTCTTTTTCAGATTTATATAGCACTTTATATTTTACTCGCGTCCGTAACACTTTGTAGGTTAGGGGGACCCATGGTTTTTATATAACGGGGGCGGCGCCCCGAACGCAACGGGACGGGGGCACTGCCAGATCACGAACGAATGTTATACCTAACCACGCCCTTCGTAGTTAGTATGAAGACCCGCAAGTTCCCACGCAGGGTAACCATCAATGCCCGCACGATTGAGTGAACGACCGAACGTATCATCACGGTGAGAGTTAAGTTGCGAACGACCCTTTGCAACGTTGGTGCTCACCCATACGGTCTGACGGGTGTTAAGATCGGATGCGATGTTGTAGAGTGCCATGATAACGAATGAGGAATGTGTGTGGTTTAGTGTAACTCAGTCACGGGTAGAATCGAACACCGAATAGAAACAATCCCATGCCCAAGTGTCGGCAACGAATGTATCAATGCCGCACTGATCACAGACCCATTCGTAGGCACTGTCACAGTCTGCATTAGTCTCAACCACGAAATCGTAGAGAGAAGCAATAGCACCACGGAAGCAATCATTCTCCATTTCAGACACCCACCACTTGCCAGTTTCAGTGCTCTTGTTGATCATCTTGCCGTCGATGGAGAATGCTTTGATCACGGACATTTGAGTTGCTTTTCTTTGACTCTTTTAGTATTGCATAAAAAAAGTGTCCACGGGGAGAATCGTGGACACCTTATCAACTGTCACCAGATAACAGGATTGCCCTGCAGATCGGTTACAGTTCCCTGTTCATTGTCGGTTGCGATAGAGTCAAGAATCTGCAGAATTTGCGAACCATCTTTACCTTGACGAAGCAGAGAGATTGCGAGGTTGAAAGTCATGAAATGAAGGAAAAAGATTAACGAATGGCGGTGAGTTTAATGTCATCACCAGGACAGAAGTTCAGTTCAGACGCATACCAGAGAAGAAGGGAATTGTGCCAAATTGTGCAGAGTGAAAGAACCATTGAAAGTTCTTTTGAAACACACTCTCATCACCAATTCCGTGCTCACGCAGAATAGCATTGAGGCGCGATTTGGTGGTGTTAGATTGATGCCCACCATCGAACAATTCGATCCAGGTTTCACCAATGCGAGCGATCAGATTGCCATGGAGAAACACATCAGAAACGTTCGAACATGCAACGACTTCGGTGTTATCAAGTTTGAAATCTTTGCCAGCAGTGATAGCGGCATTCATCAGACGTTCGATCTTACGCATGGGAGGAATTCGTCTCAACAAAGGTAGTATGGATCAAATCAGGGGACTTTGCAAGGGGGGTTGTGCCACCTTGTCAACTGGCACACTGAAAGCGCCCAGCGTTGAAGTTATGATACGCAAAGACCTCACGATTGACCAGTTTGAACATACCAAACTCATTGGTCATCACATAACCCTCTGCATCAATCCTGTTGTATCCGATATAAGCAGCAGGACCCATGTTGCGACACAGGAACAAACAATCATCTTTGATCGACTTCACCAGTGCCCACAATCCAAGCAGGTTAGGATCACAATCAAAGTCTTCTGCAACGATGTTATCACCCGAACGAATGCAGGCGTTCAGTTGCTGTTTGATCTTTGCCGCTTCCTTATCAGAAACAAACTCACAGGCAGTAGACATTTGACGGGCGAAATCTACGACCTCTTTCACATCAGCGAAGGACTCCTGATTGTGAAGAATGTATGCATCAGGTTGCACAAACTTCACCGTCTCAGTATCATTCCAGATGCTACGGTCAGGGAATGCTTGTGCATCACGCAGATCGTTTGCAGCATAATAGCAGGTGTGAGGAGCGATGATAATTTTCTGGGAAACTACCTCACCGAACTTATAAGTGATGGTGTTCGGAGTGTATTCATCAGATCCACCAAACCCGATGAAATCGCCTTGATAGATACATTCGAAACGAGGCAACCAATCAAAACAAGCGTGAAGAATGTCTGCAACTTCACCTTGATAGAATTGATCAATCTCATCATGATTGTGAGCGATACGAATTTTTTTCTTGTTAAAGACTGCCTTGGTTCCTACAAAGAATTCACGATTAGCAGGATCAGTTCCCCACACAATTGCAGGGGCACCGTCAATCTTAACCGACAGATTGCCCTTGGCAGTAAACCAATCCAGAACAGAAAGATCACCCGTGAGGATAGAATCTTCGGGGTGTTCGATGTGTGTGTTTTTCATACTGTTATTATTGCACGGATTGGGGGGTATCGCAACCCCCCTTGTGCCACTTACTCAACCGTCACACTCTCCACCAGTTCTTGAATCACATCTTCATCGTACACATTGGCGATCTCATTGAGAACATCTTCCTCATTCATGTGAGACATGTTTTCTACAATCGTATCGAACACAAATTGCATCAAACATTTGGTGTCCATCTCATCAACAATACGCTCGGCGTAGTTGTCAATCAGTTGGTCAAGTTGTTGGGAAGTGAGTGTCATGGTTTCAGTTCAGAATGTGACGATAATCAATGGATTTGATACACCAACCTGTAGCACATGTGATTTCTTCTACTAAATCATCCTCATCATCTGCCTCCCAGATTTGACCAATCGTTTCGTCGATGATTTGTTGTTGCTCACTTTCATCCCAGACGTAAGACTCAAAATCAAACTCGATTTCGGTGACTTGGAACTGCATTTCAGTAATCGTAGTTAGCGTTCAGGTACTCATTAACATCGAACTTTTCATCACGAAGTTCGGGAATGTCAAGGTCAAAAATCTCACCAGGCATGTCTTGGATTTCAGACCAGAGTTCATCAAACATGGGCGTTTTTCAGGAACGAATGTAATGTAGAACGGATTGGGGGATTCCGCAACCCCCCTTGTGCCACTTTCGCAACTGGCACAAGAATTCTTATACAAACTCCGCAAGATAGTAATCTAAAGGCAACTCAAGTTCTGCCGCTTTCTGTTCCCATTCATCCCATTCTTGCGGGGAAGCATCATTCAGGAAATCTTCCCGAGTATATTCAAAAACGGGACCACACATTTGAATCAATTGCGACAACGAAGGTACAATATCCGATCACGTGGCAGAACACAACCCCCCTTGTGCCACTCTCTCAATTGGCACAAGATCAGCTGGCATTCTCAATAAGGATCTTGTTATTGAGAATCAATAAGATCTTGTAGTTGAGAATAGATCCAATTGTCAGACTGTCACACTAGAAGACATCGCTGTAGTCTTTGATGCTAATATGTACATCTTCATCATCTTCTAGGTGTAGCAGTTCTCTCCAGGGAACATCATCTAGTTCTAGATCATCATAACACATGAGATCTAATGTAACACGTACCATGCGCTTTGCGTGTGTGGCAGACATGTGATTCTCGTGCGATGTTTACTATACTATATCATGCATAGTGACGATACGCAAGTGATTCATAATCTTGCCCATCTCGTGCGTAATCTTCATCTAGATCTTGTGCATAATACTCCTCTAGATCATATGAATAGTCTGTTGCGTATGTGTAGTCGAGATCGTAGTCGTCGTACATAGCTCGTCGAGATCTGTATGATGCTTTATGATTATAGCAGATATCTCGTCCAGATGTCAAGAAGGCTTCTAGACGAGATTCACATAAGAGTATATATGTATTCTCGTCGAGATTTATGTGGGTTTGGGGATTTTTGCGGGCGTGGGACTTGACAAACTGCGCGTCTTATGATACGCTCGCTTAACTTGCTATAAGGACGGGGGTTTATAAGCATTTAGAAGACTTAAAAGACTACCTATTCTCAACAATATTCTCAATTGATTCTCAATTATTATTCACTTATTGAGAATAAAACAAATAATACATTAATGTTTTTTATTATATTTTTTAATTAAATTTAACCTTTTATTGTATCAGATTATACCATTCTCAACCTTCTGGTATAAAATCCCACATCTCTCCATTCCATTGCCACTTACGATCTTTCCAACCATATACCTGCCCTACTTCTGGGTTCATAGGAAACCGTGGTCCATCACTCTCTTTGCGTGGATTCTGTACCTTATCCACTACTTTATCAAACTCACCATTTAACCAATCAGCATCAGAAACCATCCACTTATCAATCGGACAAGAGTCTAATGCGAATGATGCTTTTTGATCCAGGAAACATCCACAATGCTTACACCTGACTTGTTTGGCATCATAATACTCACAACTCTTACATACATCTAATCTCTGTTGTTTCACCTCTGGGGATACAAACAAAGCATTAGATGAGAATGCCTGTTTAACAACTTCAAATGTGAACTTTGCTAGGTTCTTTCCTTGTTCAGGTAATGATGGATATTCAGATTCAGTCATTGTTTGTTTATGGTTGATATGCTCCTTTAATTGTAGCAGAATTTATCGTTCCTGTCACGCTATAATTTGATCCTGTGATTGCTCTTCCATTAGATCCACCCGATCCTGAATTTGAAGTATTACCACCTGATACTCCCCAATCTCCTCCATTACCACCAGTCTCTCCTTGTAATCCATCAGATCCAAGTGAAGGACATCCACCGGTGGCACCTGCTGTTCCTGTTGCTCCATCAGTTCTTGATTGATTATATCCTTGACCCAATCCACCATTACCACCTTCTCCTCCTGGTGCTCCTGGTACAGTATATGGAGTATCTACCTGACAATTAGTA